CCATCCGGGTGGGTCGCGGGCAGGCGGGCAGCCAGCTCTTGCATGTACGGGTGGTCGATCGCTCGGAACACCAGATCTGCCCCAGTCTTGGCGATGATCTCGGCCAGAGGCCCCACGCGCATGAGGTCGATCATGTTGTCGGCCCCCTCTTCCCGCTTGGTCTCGTAGCCCGGGCCGGTGTCCATGACGATGTCGTAGGTGCCGATGGACATGTCGTTCTTGACCTTGGCCACCGGGTCATCGCCCTCGTTCTCGCCGGGCTCGGTCGTCTGCTCGTTGAGCTTGACCATCTGCGGCGTCGAGTCCTCGCCGATGACGCGCTGCATGCGTTCCTCGGAGAAATAGACCTGGATCCACGGCACCATGCAGCGCCAGCACTGCGCAATGGCGAGCGTCAGGTTGTCGTAGTAGCGGAAATGGGACTGGTCGGACAGGAACTGGCGGCGCTTGATAGCTTGGCCGGAGACGACCTGCCCCTGCTCGTCCTGGCCCGGCTCGCTGGGCATGCCGGCGAGTGCCATCAGGTTGGAGCGCATGCCCTGCGTGAACTCGCTGAAGCCCGCCTCCAGCTGCGCCGGCTGCTGGCGCATCGGCGGCGGAAGTGGAATTTCACCTTGCCCGGTCTGGATCGTGACCGGTTTGTAGGTGAGAACCGCATGCGACTTCTGGTTGGCGTTGTCCCACTCGGGATGCCCGTCCAATTGCCCCTCTGCGGCCACCCACGGCGCTTGCGGCGTCAGGCCAAGGCGCTTGATCTTGGCGACCTCGCCATAGTTGACCATGCGCTGAGGATCCATCATCCCTTCGACCATGCCGCGGCGGCGCACCTGGCCATCGATGTCCTTGGCCTTGCCTTCCACGCGGAAGACGGGGATGTACATGCCGGGGAGCTGCTGGCGTTCGATGACCTTGAGGCCATTGACCCGGAACCACTCCAGCTGGCGCTTGACCGAGGGTCGGTCGTCTACGATGTCGAACTGCTGAGCCGCCAACCGAAGACGCACCTCGTCGATCGACAGCAGCTTGCCGTCGGGGCCGCGCGGCATCTCGCTTAGGTATTTCGTGAACTCCTTGCCCTCATTCGCGCTGCCCCTGGCGCCCTGGATGAGGTAGAGCTGTTCGGGCTTCTCGCGAAGGCGGAAGTACTCGGCGAGGCGGATCTCTTCTTTGTCGTCCCACTCACGACGACCATCGCCCAGGCCCATGTCCGACCATGCCGAGTTGACGGCGTTCGGATAGCGCCTGCGGTACTCCTGGCGCTTCATCTTCACCGAGATCAGGCACCAGTTCTGGTCGCCCCCGTGGGGCATGATCGCGCCCGGATCCATGTAGACCGTGAAGGCGTTGCGGATCGGCATGATGCGCAAGTCCTTCTGGAACGAGCGCGGATCGACGTACTCCGGGAACATGCGGAAATAGCCCCAGCCACCATCCAGGGCGCAGGAGGCCGCGGTGTCGTAGGCAATGCCGGCTTCCGAGCGGACTTCGACGTGCCGGCCGATGCCGTTGATCACCTCGGCGATCTCGATGTCTGCACCATCCCCAACCGGGTGCACCTTGCCCCGCGGGCGCTGCTGGCGGATGTTGTTCTCCACCCGCTCGACCATCGCATCCGTCAGATTGATCGTCAGCTCGATGGTGTCATCGATGCCACTCTCGCCGCCGGCGTCATCCCACTGGCCAGGGCCTTCGCGGAACAGCATCGCCTCTTTGGCACGCGAGCGGTTGTCTCCCTCGGCTTCGATGCAGATCTGCAGGCGGTCTCTAGCTTCGGCCCAAATCTCGGCCTCAGTGACCGCGGCGAACTCGCGGTCTTCTTCGGTGCGCTCGGTCATTGGGGTTCCTGCTCGGGATTGGCCTCGGGGGCCGGCTCATCGAGCGGCGCTGCCTCGGCCGGCTCCGCGGGCGGCTCATCCGCCGGGCGCATCGGCCAGGAATACTGCGTCCCGCAGCCGGTGCAGATGTAGGCGTCGTGCGTGATGGAGTAGCGGATCTCCGCTTGGCAGGTCGGGCAGGTGTCTTGTTCGGTCATAGGTTCCTCATCCAAGCATTGCGTCCACCACTGCGGACGATGTGTTGCGGGGGGGTGATGATCTGGCTCTCGGGCTTGGTCAACTCCGGGAACAGGTCTGAGAACGCCCAAACCATCGCATCGGCGCGGTTCGGGCTGTTCTCGCCCATGTAGCCGTGCGTGGTGAAGGCGCACAGCTCGTCCTCCAGCTCGCGGAAGATGCCGGCGAAGCGGATCTTTCCCGTCTCCACGAGGCCCGAGATGGGCTCGGCCCGGACGACCTTGCCCCGAGAGGCGGTGACTGGACGGAATGGCGTGCGAGGGCGGGCGGCCTGGATGACCGATCGCACCATCGCCCCGCCGTAGTTCACCTCGGCGACGATGCGGTCAGCCTCGTTGCGTTCGAAGGCCATCGTCGCGACCTTGCCCCACTTCTCAGGGGAGCACTTGCAGGTCAGGTCTTCGAGGACGTAGCCATTGCCGTCGACTCCCAGGCCGGCGACGATGATGCCGATCTCGTCGTTCTCGATGTTGTCGACGTCATCCGCGCCCGATGGGTCAACGGCCACGACGATTCGCAGCATGTCGGGGAGAGCGTCGTCGATGTTGCGCCAGCGCTCGATCCATTGGTCTTGGAACAGGGCGTTGGGCGAAGCGTCACGGAACTCGCCGTCGAGGAAGCGCTTCCTCATGCGCTCCGGGAGGGCCTCGAGCGTCTTGATGTAGTCGGCCGAGATGTTGGCGAGGTTGTCGCGCGGGTTGATCCGGTAGAACGCATGGTCTTCCCGGCTCAGAGGCTGGCGCGACTCGGGATCCTCGAACAGCCGGAACATCTTGTACGTCCAATGACCCTTGTCCGGCGGGTTCATGTCGTAGTACATCTTCAGGCGCAGGGGCAGTCCTGTTGCCCTGTCCGTCACCTTCTGCGCCAGGCGCGTGACCACCATGTTCCGCGCGCCGTAGCTGATCTGGCTGCACTCGTTGAGGAAGATCGAGGCGAACTCGGTGCCGAGGATCTTCTCCGTGCGCTGCTTGTCGTCGAGGCCGCCAAACCAGACCTGCGCGTCCCCAGGCAGCGTGGCGAACATGTCGCTCTTGTTCAGGTCGTAGGGGACACCGGGGAAGCATTTCGTCATGACCGTGGGGAATGTGTCCTGCACGATGGACTGCTTCACATGCCCCAGGCGGAAGCGGAGGATGGCGTGGCGGCTGGTCGGCGCCTTCAGACCTCGCTGCACGATCTTGCGCACGATCTGGAAGGTCTTCCCCGATCGCGAGCCCCCTGCCCCCATGACGTGCTTGGCCGGCCCGTTCAGGATGTCCTGGGCCTCCTGCTGCTTCGCGGAGAGGGCAAACTCAGCCATGCTTATTCGCCCATCGCCTTCTTGATCTCATGCGACGCCAAAACCTTCGCAACTAACTCATCTTGTTGGGTTCTCAGACGCTCCATCAGCGTTAGCAATGTCCTTCCCGTCTGTTGCCATTCCTCGAGTTGCTCTGGATCAGTCGGTCGGCCCCGAATGATGATTGCGCTCAATGCCAGATATGCCTGCCCAAGGAAGTCCAATTCCTTCCTAGATGCCTGATCCACTGTGAAATCAACCATCTATGTCGCTCCCGTTAAGCACCAGCGGGGTCATTTCCTGCTGCGGCTTGGCTTGATCCTTGTTCGCCGAGAGCAGATTCAGTCCGGTGCTGGCGGCATCGTTGGCCAGCCGCGTCAGGGCATGAACCCCCTTCAGCGCCTCCACGGACATCAGTGGATTGGCGTCGTCGATCTTCTGCACCTCCCCGTGGGCCAGGGCCTGCAGGCGGTGGGCCGTGGCCGAGCCGTACCGAGCAGCGGCGGCAAGGTGCGTGCTGATCGATCGGAGTTCGTCGGCGAGGCTGACAGCAGCGCTATGGGCCTTCACAGGCAGTGCTGCCAGCTGTTCCGCAACGTTTCGCACGGTTTCTTGCGTTACTTGCGAAAATCGGCGTGAGATTTGCGATTGAGAT